GCGCGGACTGAAGTATAGCAGCGACCCGACGCTGATTATCAAGGAACCTGCTGGATCTGACGGCGAGATCATCAAGGGCGGCGGCAACGCCCTGGTGGTGAGCGAAAAGGGCGATGCCAAGCTGCTGGAGATCGGCGGGACGGCCTCGGCGGCGGTCATCGAATACGTTCGCACCCTGCGCGAGTTGGCGTTGGAGAGCCTTCATGGCAGCCGCGCCAACCCTGATCGCTTGACCGCCGCGCAATCCGGCCGCGCGCTGGAGATGCTGAACCAGGGGCTGATCTGGCTGGCCGACAATCTGCGTGTCAGCTACGGCGAGGGTGCGTTGGTTGCCCTGATGCGCATGGTTCTGCGTGCAGCTCAGGTCTACCGGCTGCAGATCCTGGGAGACGAGCTGTACAGGCCTGATCCCGACATACGGCTGACTTTGAAGTGGCCGCGCTGGTACCCGCTCACTGCCGAGGACCGGCTGCGCGATGCACAGACACTTGCAACGCTGATTTCTAACGGGACGATCTCGCGGGAGACCGCGCTGAAGGCAGTCGCCGATTCCTATGACCTTGAGGACATCGCGGCCGAGCTGACGCGTATCGCTACCGATCGACGCAACCACAGGAAGCACTGATGTCCGATGCCGACGCGCCCTCCCCCGAGGCAATTGTCGCCGATCTCCGGCTTCGCGCCGAGGCACTCGAACAACAGCTGACGGTCGTACAGCGAGACGCTGAAAACCGGCTGATCAGGGCAGAGCTGAAAGCCGAGGCGGTGCGCGCCGGCATCCTGGATCTGGACGGTCTGAAGCTGGTCGATACGTCCGGTGTGAGGCTGAACGAAATGGGCGATGTGGAGGGTGCTCCGCAGATCATCGCGCAATTGCGGCAGGCGAAGCCTTGGCTGTTCGGCTCCGCGTCCTCGTCCTCAATCGCCGCGCCGCCGCCGTCGCAACCGCCGCGCCAGAAGCGCGCAACTGATATGACCGAGGCCGAGTGGCGAGCGGCCCGCGCCGACATTCTTCGGCGCCGCTTCTAGTCACCGTCTTCCGCGAAACCAGCATAACCGAGGACACAGATGGGCATCTAAAACTTTCCGACTGCTTTGCAGCCGATCATCCAGCAGGGCTTCCTGGAACGGGAGTTCGAGCAGGCGCTGCGGTCGCGCCTTGGCTACCGTGCGGTTGCGGACCGCGAGGAGATCGCAGTCGGCATCGGTGAGACCTTGACCAAAACGCGCGCAGGGTTGAAGCCGAGCGTGACGACGCCGATGGCGGCGGCGACGAACACCAACCTGGATAACGGGTTGACCTCCACCACCTGGGCGGTGGAGCAGTATACGCTTTCGATCAACAGCTACGCGGCCACCACCGATCTGAACATGGTGACGAGCCGCGTCGGCATCGCGAGCCAGTTCCTGCAGAATGCCTATGTCAACGGCGAGCAGGCTGCCCGCAGCCTGGACGAGCTGGCGCGCAATGCCCTGTTCGGCGCCTATTTCGGCGGCAACACGCGGGTGCGAACGACCTTGGCTTCGGCTGGCACTTCGGTTGCGGTCGACGACATCCGTGGCTTTACCTCCACCTTCGTCTATGGCGTTCCGACAACGGTGAGCGCGAGTGCGCCGCTGACTGTGACGATCGGCAGCGACGCCTACCAGTTGGTGGGCACTTCGGCGGATGCGACCAACGTCTCGACCGCGCCGAACGGCATTTCCGGGACGCTGACCCTGGCCAGCAGCGTTTCCGTGGCTGATGGCACAGCCGGAAATACGGTGCAGTCAGCCACCGCCTCGGTGATCGTGCGTCCTTCGGACCGCAGTAACACAGCCGATCTTGAGGCCACCGATACGCTGACGATGTCGAACCTGCTGGACGCAGTGGCGACGCTGCGGGCCAATGCCGTGCCGGAGATCGACGGCGTCTATAACTGCTATCTTGATCCGGTGTCGGCCCGCCAGTTGTTTGCCGACCCGGACTTCCGGCAGCTGTTCCAGGGTGCGACGTCGGCGAACCAGGTCTTCCGCCGCGGCATGGTGAACGACTTCCTGGGCCTGCGTTTCGTCACCACAACAGAATCGTTCGTGCAGAGCCACCCGACCCTGACGGGTCTGCTGGTCCGCCGGCCGATCGTGTGCGGCCAGGGTGCGCTGATTGAGGGTGATTTCGCGGGCATGTCCGCCGACGACGTGGCGCCAAAGGATTCGATCATCGCCATTGTGGACGGCGTCGCGATGGTGACGCGTGAGCCACTGGACCGACTGCAGCAGATCATCGCCCAATCCTGGTACTGGATCGGTGGCTTCTGCGCGCCCACCGATACGACCACGAACAGCACGACGATCCCCACCGCCAGCAACGCCGCCTACAAACGCGCAGTGATGATCGAGCATATCGGCTAGGCGAGGGCACGGCGATGTCGATCGGGTCCAACCAGCCGTTTCGTGCGGCGGGCACGACTAGCGTTTCGGCCAGCACCACGTCGTCGGCCGTGGCCATGGTTGGCGGGGGGGAGACGGTACTGGTGACGAACGCGGCGAACGCGGTTGCGTTCGTCGCCTTTGGAACGAGTGGTAGCACGACTGCAACGTCCGCAAGTCTGCCGCTGCTGCCGAACAGTAGGGCCCTGCTGGCTGCCAACGTCTATATGACCCACGCGGCGGTGATGCTGGCCAGCGGCACCGGCACTGTCTACTTCACGCTCGGTGACGGGTCCGTGATCTGATGGAACCGCTGACGGATGCCGAAAAGACCGACGCACGGCGGTTCTGCGGGTATCCGGCGTACGGCGCAGGGGCGGCTGGGTTCCAGGGCTGGCGGTTCTTCCAGGTCTACGGACTGATGGAATACCGGCTGAATAATCTGTCGGATGCGGAACTCGCCGTCATCCGGACTTACCTGGCAACGCTCAACACTCTGGAGACCGCAATCCCGAACGCCAGTGCCAATTTGGACACCGCGCAGGCGTCCGTCTGGCGGCACAACGCCAACGAACTTGATGACCGGCTGCGCCTGTTCGACAGCTGGCGACGCCGGCTGTGCGGCTTTTTGGGTTTGCCGCCCGGGCCTGCCTTGTCTGACGGCACTGTGACACTGGTGGTGTAAATGCGTCCTTTGCCGCCTGCGACGAATGCCGCCGATCCCGGTTGGCAGCGGCAGGACTTTGTTTCTCGTGGACTGGGGATTGCGGCGCAGGCGATGGGGTTGACCACCGACGTCTATCGGCCAGCCGGCCCAATGGCGCCGATGTCAGCGCGTAACCGCCTAGTCCGCCTGCACGCTGCCTTCGCCGATGCGGACGCGTCATTCGTTCGGCCTCCAGGCTACGGTGATGCGATCTGGTATGGGCTGTTCGATACGGCCTATACTCGGTCCGGCGACTACCTGCTGCAGAACAACGACGTTTGGTTTGTCGCATCGCAGCCTCGGTTGATGCCGGCCTTATGCGTCCGGGCCGACCGCATTGTATCGTTTGCCCGACCCGTTACGACGCGGACGATTGGCGCGGCGGGCTATAGCGGGGTTGAGCTGAGCGAGGCCCAGGTGCTGCTGCGGGACTGGCCTGCCAGCGTGATCGGTGCGACGGGTGTAGTCCGGACGCAGGGCCACCTGCCGGCTGATGGCGGCATGACCGAGAGTGTTGTGCTGCTGCCGGGGACGCCCGGGGTGCACCTCGAGCCAGGCGACCTGATGCTGGATGAGCTGGGTCGACGCAGCGTCGTGGTCGCTACCGAACTGACGGAACTGGGTTGGCGGCTAGGCGTGCGGCAGGCGGTTCCCTGATGGCGGACCAATCCGATGTAGAAACCGCGCTGGTCGGCCTTGTGCTGGCTGCCGTCTACCCAAACGGCACGGCAGCGCCAAGCGTTTGCACCGCGGACTGTCGTATCTATCGGGGCTGGCCGCTACCGGCAACGTTGGATGCCGATCTGGCCAGCGGAGTAGTCAACGTGACCATTCTGCCGGTGAACGGAACGTTACAGAACACGACACGCTTTCCATACGTGTGGCAGCTGCCGCCAGGGCAGGCCCCGACCTTGACCGCGACGGTGGCCGGCCAAACGGTAACGTTTGCCGGGACGCCGCAGCTAGGGCAGCTGGCAGGTGTTATCGTCAACGGCAACAGCTACGTCTACACCGTCCAGACGGGCGACGATGCTGATCTAGTTGCCGCAAACATGGCGGTGCTGATTCGGGCCAACTTCGTTGCGAACTACAGCGGCGCGACCGTGACGGTTCCGACGGCCACGCGCTTGATCGGACGGGTGGTCGCCGGCAGTGAGGCCACGCGGGAGGTGCGCCGGCAGCGGCAGGACTTTCGTATCACCTGCTGGTGCCCGGATTATGCCACACGCGACAGTATCGCCGTCGCGATCGACGTGTCGCTGTCACAGATCGCTTTCATCGACCTGCCGGACGGCACTTCCGCCCGGCTGATTTTCCGCAACGGCGCCACCACGGATCGGGCGGAAGATGCCGGACTATATCGCCGTGACCTGATTTATTCGATTGAGTACGCAACGATCACGACCGAGAACCAGCCCGCGATGCTGTTCGGCGGCGGCACTGTGGATGCGGTCACCCCCTACCTCGGCTGACACGGGAGCAACGATGGATACGCAACTGGTTGTGGTGAGGCCGTTCGCCGGCTTCGCCCGCGGCGCCGTGGTCACGGACCCGGCGCAGGTAAAGGCCATTCTGGCCGGCGAGCATGCGCTGAATGTGGTGCGTGTCCTGGGAGCGGGCGCTGCCAAGCCGCAGTCGCCAGCGCCCTTAGCCGGCAAGCAAGGAGGCCGTTGATGCCAATTGTACAGCAAGGCAGCATAAATACCACCGCGCTGGTGGTGCCCGATCTGTATGTGCAGATCGTGCCGCCGCAGAACCTCGTGCTGAATGGCGTGCCAACCGACGTTGTCGGGATCGTTGGCAGCGCGTCTTGGGGTCCGATCGGCCAGCCGGTGATCGTGGCGACGATGGCTGATTATGCCAGCCAATTCGGCCCAGTGATGGCGCGGACCTACGACATGGGCACGCAGGTGGCGACCGCGGTCCAGCAAGGTGCGCAGAATTTCCCGGCCTTATGTAGCAGCTGCCACCGGCGGAATTTGGGTTGTACTATTTCACTGACCCTGGCAGGAAGATGCCGTGTTTGTTGTCTTTTGGCGGGTGATCA